CCTGCCGCCACGGCAGCCACGACACGCTCGCGTAAGTCAACGGACAGAGGTGAAGGCATGAGCAAACTCCTTCACCCGTCAACGCGCCACCCGCTCACCCGTCGCAAGCAGCCCGGGACCGGCTCTAGCTCGCCAAGTGGTCGCGCCAATGCGCCAGTGACCGATGCCGCGGCGAATAGCAAAACCAAAGCCTTACGCGTGTGCATGTGACCTCGCTGGATGACGCATGGCAACCTTAAACACCATCCGCACGGTTAGCGTCCGGTATCAGTCCGAGGGAGCTGATCGCTTCCGCGCTGATGCCGACGCTGCGGCTGCCTCGCAAGCGAACCTAGCGCAGGCAACGGAGCAGGCCGCAACCGTCACCGAGCAATCGGCTCGGCGGCAGCTTTCCGCGGCGTCGGCCTATGACCGCGTGCGCGCAACCGTCGATGCAAACTATCGCTCGCAGCAGGCGCTTGAGCGCGCCACGCGGACGGTAGACCGAGCCTTCCAGCAAGGGGTTATCGACGCGGCGGCTTACGACCGGACACTCGGGCAGCTTCAGGCGCGCTACGCGAGCGTTTCGGCGGCGTCCGAGCGGGCCGCGGCGGCGCAGCGTGCGGCGTGGCGCGGGCTGAGTGATGTGGGCAGCGCCTCACTCGCGAACATCGAAGCATCCCGTCGCCTTGGCTCGATCAGTTCACCCGCAGCGAACGAGAACCCCGCTGCCCGTCGCCTTCGCCAAGACGAGGCAACGAACCTGATGTATCAGGGCGGCGATATTGTCGCCCAGCTTGGGTCAGGCTCGCCGCTGAGCATGATCGCCCTACAGCAGGGGCCGCAGATCGCGCAGGTGTTTGCCGGCCCTGGCGGCGCGAGCATCAAGGGGGCATTCGCGCAGGCAACCGAAGCGCTGGGCGGCTTGCTCGGCAAGATCGGGCCGGCGGGCCTCGCGTTCGGCGGCCTAACGGCGGTTGTTGCGACCGGGGCCGCGGCGCTCCTCTCCTACAGCCGAGCGCAGGACGACGCGCAGAGGGCGCTTGGGGCTCTCGGGCGGGTGGCTGGTGTGTCGATGGGCAGCGTCAATGCCTTGGCTGACGCACAGGCCCGTCTTGGCGGGCTCAGCCGCCGTGAGGCTCGCGGGCTCGCCGCCGGCTATGGCGGCACTGGGCAAATCGGCTCCGAGATCATCGGCGGCCTGCTCGCCTCGACCCGAGACTACGCGCGGCTCACCGGGCAGGAGCTTCCTGACGCGGCAAAAGAGTTCGGCGCCGCCTTCGCCGATCCGGCCCGAGGCGCCGAAGCGCTCAACCAGCGTCTTGCGATCCTCAACGCGACCCAACTGGAAAACATCCGCCGCCTTGACATGCAGGGCGACCGGCTCGGCGCGCAGCGTGCGCTTCTGAACGCCTACCGCGACGGCATTCGCGGGATCGTGGACGACACCTCGGCTTGGGGCCGGATGATGACGACGGTCGGCGATACCGTCAGCAATGCATGGGATCGTGCGGGCCGCGCGATTGAAAAATCCCTTGGCGGCGGGACGCTTGAGCAGCAGCTTGCCGCGGCAACGCGCCGGCTCCGCTCCATCGAAGCACTCGGGCCATCAGGCGCCCTGAGCGAAGCCGACCAGATTTACAACATCGGCGGCAGCCGAGACGACGAAGCCGACCGCCTGCGCAGGTTCGTGCAGGGGCTCCAAGAGCAGATCCGGCAGCGGGACGCGGCCAGCGCAAGGGCGCAGCAAAACCGCGCCTCGGTCGAAGTTGACCAGATCGTGCGCGGGCTCAGCCCAGCCGCGACTGCGCTGCGCGAGATGGAGGCAAATTCCACCAAGATCAGCGAGAAGCTTTCTTCTCTCCCCCTAGACGAGCAGCGGCGCGCTCGCGACGCCTTGCAGGGCATGGAGCGCTCGACCGAAGTCATCCGCGACAACCTCAAGGCCGGCGGCGAGCAGTTCGCAGCCAGCCTCAAGCAGGCGCAGTTTGATAATTCGACAGTCGGTTTTACAGATCGTGGGCGCAACGCCGCTCAGATCGAGTTCGAGTTTAGGAACCGGGCCGAACAGGCCGTGAGGGACGGCACGGCTTCCGAGCAGAACGCGCGCCTGCAATCGCTTGAGCTTGAGCGGACGACGCGCCTTCAAACTTTGGATCGCCAAAGCTCCCTCGAAATGAACCAATCCGGCGGCGCCTTCTCGCGCGCGTCGGCGGTTTTGCAGGCGCAGATCCTTGAGGCTTCACGGCGCTTCCCGACCGTCGATGCGGCCATGCTCGCGGGCGTGCTTGAGAAGGAGGGCGGGTTCTGGAACACCGGCCCGACGCGCGTGCTCGGCCGGGACGGCGACCGGCTTCCACGGCCTGGGGCCGCGGTCAAATCACGGACGGCGCAGAGCAGGACATCCGCAAGCTGTCCGGCATGGAGAACTTCGATAAATACAACGTAGACACGCAGGTGATGGGCGCGGCGGCGTATCTGAGCCAGCGCTTGGCACGGGCCGGCGGGGACAGGATCAAGGCGCTTGACGGCTACGGCACTGGCCCAGGTTACGGCCTCGATGTCATGCGGCGAGCCGGCCAGCTTGGCGACACTTCAAGCCTTGCCCTGGCGAAGGATCAGGACGCAAACGCCCGCGCCGTCCAGTTGGCGAACGACAACCTCAAGAACATCACCGAGAACTACGGGCGCAACGCGGTCGCCCTGGAGGCCAACGGGCGGGCGCAGGACCAGTATCGCCAACTGATCGAGCGCGGCGTGCCGGCCGCGACGGCTGCCTCTATCGCCTTCGACGGCATGCAGACGAAGATCGCGAGTCTTGGACAGACGGCACGGTATATCCAGTTCCAGCGTGACGACGCCCTCGCGCGCGATCAACTCGGCCGCACGCAGCTTGAGCAGCAGGCTTATGCGGCTGCTCGCCCTTATGCCGGCACCGAGCTTGAGGGCGACGTTCGGACCCGGGCATATGGGACGGCGCAACTCTACGAGGCAAAAGCCGCCGTCACCGACGCGATGGGCGGCTTCGTCACCGACTTGCGCCGCGGCACGGATGCGGCGAGTGCGCTGAGCAGCGCTTTCGGCCGGCTGGCCGACCGGGCGCTTAACTCGGTGACGGACTCGCTCGTGTCTGGCCTGTTCGGCTCTGGCACAAAGGGTGGCGAGGGCGGCGGCTTCGGCGGGATCCTAAGCTCCATCTTCGGTGGCGGCGCGGGCGGAGCAGGCTCCCCGACAGGCGGCGTTCGCTTGTTCGCGAACGGCGGCATCATGACCCCGCAGGGCTCTGTGCCTCTGCGCGCCTACTCGGCCGGCGGCATCGCTAACAGCCCGCAGATGGCCCTCTATGGTGAGGGCCGGATGCCGGAAGCCTACGTGCCCCTGCCGGACGGTCGACGCATCCCGGTGGCGATGCAGGGCGCGGCCAACGCCAACGCCGCACCATCGACGCCTGCCTTCAACCTGATCGACCAGCGTCCAGCCGGCTCGCCCGACATCGAGCCGACCGTTCAGCGTCGTTCGGACGGCGGCTTCGACGTGATCGTGCGCGGCGTGGAGGGGCGCATGGGGCAGCGTGCCGCCAGCGGCCAGGGTCCCTTCAAGCAAGCGGCGGGCGGCGCCGGCTACCGGAACGGCTGACGCATGGCGATCCCATCCTGGCCTTCCACGCTGCCGGACCTGCGTGGCGAGCTCTCGTCCGCAGGCTCGAACGCACTGCACCCGGCGGTGCAGGAGACGCAGTTCGATGACGGCCCGTCCCGCATGCGCCGGCGGCAGTTGTTCGTCACCACCCCGCTCAGCATGACGATGATGCTGACGCCCGAGGAGTTCGTGGTCTTCAAGGCGTTCCACCTCAACGACCTGAACACGGGCGCGCGCCGCTTCACTGCGCCCGTGCTGCTGCCGGACATGAGCATCGGACAGCGCATCTGCCGGATCCGGGGTGAGGTGGCGTGGAAGCCATTCGGCCCCCTGCAGTACCAAGTCTCCTTCACCCTCATCGTGCAGGACTGGTGATCGGATGACGGTGAGCGCGGCCCTGCGCGAGGCCTACGCCTCGGGCGACGACGAAGGCATCGTGATCGAGACGCTTGAGGTGGATCACGCCTCGCTCGACGAAGCGATCCGGCTCGTGCGGAACGTCGACGGCCAGTTGGGCGAGCCGGGCGAGACGCTGATCCTGCCGATCGAGGCGGGCGGCCCGCGCCTCGCGCACCTGCTCTGCGCCTTCGAGGTGATCGGCCCTGGTGCCGACAGCGACGGCCGACCGATGGCAAAATCCGGATCGACAACGTGTCGGACCTGATGCACGGCCTGCTCAAGGGCGCCATCGGCTACGATCAGGCCATCCGAGTGACGATCCGGTTCTATCGCGTGCTGCCGGGGCGGCTCGACGAGGTGACCGGGCCCGACGACGACAGCTTCACCGGCCTGGAGATGACGGCGGTGGGGATCTCCGCCGACAGCGCCGAGGGCACGATCGCGTGGCCGGACGGTCGGCAGCAGAACGTGCCGAGCGGTCCCGACGCCTTCTTCGACCGCGCCAACTACCCGGCTCTGTTCACGTGAGCGCGCAAGGGCTTTGATAAGCGACAACGGCCCGATGCGCGTTCCCGCATCGAGCCGCCAAATGAAGAATTGTCTACTATTCTGCGCCCTTCTTTGCGTTGTTCTCTTTGCTTTTCTGCATATGAGCTCGCCTATTCTCTTCGAACTCATCTGCAGCAGCTTGGGACTTTCCGTTGCTGGCCGCCGCCTTCGATTTGTCAGGCTTTGCACTTTCAGCGTGGGAAATCGTCGGAATGGTCAACGCGCTGACGGAAACCGTAGCGGCAAGCAACAGCTTCATGATCTGCATCATCGTTCGCTCCCTGCATTATTGGGAAAACTATAATGCAGGATTTAGAGGCGCAAGCAACGCATATGCGCTCATTGCTTAATTCTTAAATTGAACTCAGGTCTTCCGAATGGTCCTGGCTGACAGCAACAAAAGCCACTCCTACCTCATGCATTTGCAGGAACCTATGGCTGTGACGCTCTCTGACATCGAGGTCATTAGCTGTAGCGCGCATCAACGGGTTGCCTCAGGCGCAATCCAGCGATTGATGAATGGTCGCACCGCATTCATCCGCCGGTGGCGCGGGACGCCCTACGACAAGGTTGAGCGGAACTGCTGGTGGCTCGCTGCGCTGGCGCAGGCAGAACTCTTCGGCCGGGCGCTCCCGGCGGCGAACCCAGCCCTCGTTGCGGACGTCCGCGCCCGCGCCGAGACCATGGCGACCCACCCGGCCCGCGCCGAGTGGCGCGAGATCCCGGCGCCTGTCGACGGCGCGCTCGTGCTGATGGGCAAGGTCGCCGGGGCCGAGACCCATTGCGGCGTCTACCTCGCCCAGGACGGCGGCCTGATCCTGCACACCGATGAGCGGCACGGCGTCGTGCTCGACCCGCCGCTCGAACTCGCCGCGGCCCGACGCTGGCGGCTGACGTACCTGATCCCTGTTTGAGGAGAGATGCCGTGCCCTACCTCGACCAAGATGGTGTAGCGACCCTGACAAAGCAGGATGAGGTCGCCGCGATCCGGATTGCGCTCGCCAACACCCTCGGCGAGGGGGTTGGCGACCTCGACGCAATCGCGACCGCCGCTTCTGCCGAAATGGATCGGATCGCTACGGCGGCTTACGATGCCGAGCTCAGCCAGCACGCTGCCGAACGCGTCTCAGGTGGATCTCAACAGTGTACGTAACACTGCCACCTACGGTGCTCGTCTGGCTGACCGTGAATGGTGATCTGCGGCCAGAATTGTTTGTCGCAAATCGTACGGGCGTTCTTTCTTCGTCTCCCGGTAGTATCACGGTAAATGCGTCGGGCAGATTGCGGATCTCTTCATATTGCGCCTGATTTAGCGCAACGGTTGCCGAGAATTGTTCGGTTGGAAAGCTACGCGCCCGCCTTCTCGGCGGCCCAGCTTCCATCTGCGTCTCGCTGAAAACTTGGTGCATGTAGGGCTTGAGAGTAGTCAAAGCCCAATCAAGGTCCTTCGGCCATTCTTTGAGCTCATCAGACATTCAGTTCACCCATCGGTTTGGTTGGCACCTCCGATGGTGAACGGGCCGGGTGAGCTGCACAAGGCTCTCCGGCCCGCATCCTTCTCACAGCATGTCCGCAAGTTGGGCGCCTTGCGGATCAATTCTGCCCTTGCTGCTGCTCTGGGGTCATGCTTTCGAGCGTCTCTAGTGCCTCGCGAAGTGCGGCCTTCGCAGCGCCGATCCCAACCTGCCTCAGGTCAGCTTCGGTTTGATCGCCCGGCGCCCCAATCGGCACCTGTATTCTTATTTCGGTGTGCCGCAACTTTCCCGCAACGTAGTCGTCACTGGTTTTGAAGAGAACAACCGCGGCACTGTCTCGCAGCAAATCCAACGTCAGCGTATCTAAGGTCATCAGCGGCATCGGATTTTCCATCGGTAAGTTTCCTTACCTCGATGGTGAACGGGCCGTGTGATGAGCACAAGTCTCCTCATCCCGCGTAATTCACGTCATCGGGGCTTCATGACCCTCGTCGTCACCGCGAACATCGCCGGGCAGACCCGCGGCGAGCCCGTGCTGCTGCCCGATCGGCGGCGCCGTCGGCTCTCCACGGTCGTCGCGCGCTACAAGCCCGCGCCCGGCCGCAGGTTCATCGTCTCAGTGCATCGGAAGGGCGAGACTTTCCTGCGGCCGACGGACCAGAGCCGGCGTCTGCGCGCGAGTTGGTCCCACACGCTCGTCGGTCCCGACGACGTGGTGCTGTTCACAACGGTGCCGCTCGGCCGCGGCGTCGCCTCCATCGGGCTCGCCATCGCGTCGATCGCGCTGATCGCCGTGGCGCCCTACGCCGCGCCTGCGCTCGCCGGGGTGCTGGGTGGCGCCGTCTCGGTCGGCGCCGTGCAGGCGGGCCTCGTCATCGGTGGCGTCGCCCTTGGCTACGCCGCGCAGGCCTCGGCTGCGGCGAAGAAGAAGACCGAGCGCAGCCTCTTCAGCGTGACCGGTGGCGGCAACGTGCCGAAGCCCGGCGCGCGCAAGCCGCTGCTTTATGGCCGGTGCTGGTCCACCCCTCCGCTGAGCCAGAAGGACTATCTCGCCTACGACGGCGACACGATGGTCCTGACGAAGCGGATGACGCTCGGCATCGGTCGTTTCCAGATCCATGCCGTGCATGTCGGCGAGGCGGTGTTCTGGCTGGAGGGCGGCGGCATCCAGTCGCCCTTCACCGCGACCGCCGGTCCGCTCGGTACCGACATCGAGTTCCTGTACGCCCAGCCCTCGACCATCGCGCCGGGCGACGTGATCTCCTCGCCGTCCGTCGGCGGGCAGGAGATGCCGCGGCCGGGCGGCAATCCCGAGTGGACCCCGTGGTTTCGTCTGACCCCGCAGGGCGTCACGGCCGACGCGGCGCAGATGTCGTGGACCTATCCGGCGATCTTCCGCGTCTCGTCGCAGGGGCGCAACGCGCCGACCGTGGCCGGCGTCATCTTCCAGGCTCGCGAGATCAACCCGAACACGGGCGAGGTGATCGGGCCGGAGTTCGTGCTGCACAATTCCAGCGAGGGCGCGACCGCGCTGACGACCACGCCGCTGCGCCGCTCGGCCTACGTCCGGCTGCCGAAGAACGGCGCCTTTCAGGTGCGGGCACAGAATGCCTGGCCCGAGGCGGTCGGCTTCGAGCAGAAGAACGCCGCCTCGTGGGACGAGATGGCCGCGATCAAGGACGATGTCCGCATCCGTCCGAACACCACCGAGATCGTGATGCGGGTGCGGGCCGGGAAGGGCCTGACCGTCACCGCCTTTTCCGAGATTTGGGTTGACGCCACCCGCATCATCCCGGTGTGGAACGGCTCGGCCTGGGTCGAGCAGCCCGAGCGCAAGGCGGTGTGGGCGTTCGCCGACCTCGTGCGCTCGCAGCACGGCCTCGCGCTGCCGAACGGCTTCGACCAGCCCAAGGCCAGCTATTACCACAACCTGCTCGACGCGAACGACACCTTCGACGGCGCCTTGCCCGAGGTGTCTTCGTTTTGGGTGGCCGCCTCCGAGGTGCTACTGCCGCTGCGATGCGATCCGGTGAAGGTCGGGCCCGTCCACTCCTTCGTGCGCGACGAGAGCCGTGCCGAGCCGCGCCACATCCTCTCCCGCCGGCAGATCGTGCGCGACAGCGGCGGCGCCACCTTCAAGACGAAGGTCGAGGGGAGCGACGTCATCGTCGAGTTCGACCGCGATGGCGACCCGCGCCGACCGGACGAGGTCCGCTTCAGCTACGGCCCCGCCACGCGCACGCCGAAGCGCTACCGCGTCAACGGCATCCGCGACGGCCTGCACGCGCTGAAACATGCGACATGGCTGGCCGCCATCGCCGTGTTCCGCGGCGCCGAGCGGCGCGTCACGACCGAGTGGGATGGCCGCCTCGTCTTCCCCGGCGACCACGTCCTTTCGGATCTCTGGTTCTTCAAGGGCAAGCAGACCTTCGGCGTCGCCTCGGCGTCGGGCAATGTGCTGACCCTGGACGTGACCGCCAATGTGCCGGGCGAGTGGGGCTACGGTTCCATCCGCCAGCGCGACGGGCGGGAGTGGGGCATCCTGCGCATGCGCGGCGTCGGCCCGCGCGGGTTGGAGTTGCACCCCGACGATGTGCCCGCGCTTGCGGCGCAGACCGGGCGCAGCCTCGCCGCTGTATTGGCCCGCGACACGCAGGGCCCCACCACCGTCGTGATCGGCGAGTTGACCGAGTTGCAGGAGACCTATGTCGCCCGCTCGGCCATCCCGAGCGATGCCGATCATGTGCAGATCGAGATGGTGGCCGACGATTTCCGCGTCTGGCAGCTGCTCGATGAGCAGGTGATTGCGCCGGCGCCGGTCAACGCCGACAATCTCGCTGAGCCACTGATCCCGCAGATCTCGGTCCTGCACGCCCGCTGCGAGCGGATCGAGACCGGCATCGAGGTCGTGTGGGGCGTGTCCCCAACCCGCGGCGCCCGAAACTACGAGGCTGACATCTCCTATGATGCTGGCGGCACCTGGGAGGTGTTGTCGCCCTACGGGCCGGCGTCCAGCGGCCGGGCGCAGATGCGGCAGTCCGACCAGCCGGTGACAGTGCGCGCTCGCGCCTTCGGACGCACCGGCCTGTCGGGCGACTACGTCACGACGACCTTTACCACCGTCGCGCCCATCGTCCGCGGCGAGCTGATCGACGACCTCTCCATCACCATCGAGAAGCTGTCCGCCGAGGCACAGAAGGCGGTCGCCGACATCAGTGACCTCGGCAGCGGCCTGCTCGCCCTGGATCAGGACGGCGTCAGCACCGAGATCAACCTCGCCCACGACACAATACGGGGCGGAATGCGGCAGTTGGCCGAGGCCATCAGCCGCTTGGCCGACGTTCAAGCGAACGAAGCGCTCAACAGCTTCGAGCAGCGCCAGATCATCACCGTCGGCACGAAGTCGAACCATGCCGCTATCCTGCGCGAGATCGTGGCGCGGGTGTCCGATAAAGAGGCGTTCGCCGCGATCACCGATGCTCTGACGGCACGCCTGACGCTGGCGGAGGGCGGCATCAGCGGCACCGCCACCGCGGTCCAGGGCATCACCACCCGCGTCACCCAGAACGAAGGCAGCATCTTCACCATCTCGCAGTCCCTGACCTCGCTCCAAGCGACGGTCTCGGGACAGGACGGTCAGATCCAGGCGAACGCTCAGGCGGCCCAAACGCTGACCGCCCGCGCTGACAACGTAGATGGCGTGCTGTCCTCGCAGGCGTCGTTCCTTCAAGCGCTCCAAACCACGCAGAACGGCCACACGGCGACACTGACCACCTACGGCACGTCGATCAACGGCATCCAGGCGCAGTACGGCGTCGCGATCGAACTAGACGGGCAGACCGGCGGCTTCGTTCTGAAAGGCATCCGGCAGCTGGACGGTTCGGCTAGCTTCTCTTTCCTGATCGACGCGGACGTGTTTGCGCGCTCGATCACCTCTCCGCTCCTGCAGACCACGCAGTTGATCGCGACCTCGGCGCAGATCAAGGAGCTCGTCGTCGACAACATTCACGTGAAGGACGGCGGGATCTCCTCAAAGGTCAGCAGCTCTTCGGCCGGGCAATCTGCCAGTGTTAGCATCAGCGTCAGGACAAATCAGAAGATTTCCATCCTCGTGAGTCGTCTTGGCAGTGCTGGGCAACGCTTCCTTTCACCCGGCGCACAAACAGGGAACCTTGAGCTTCGCCGCAATGGTGCGCTCATCACAAGTGCGCCTGCCGGTTTCTCCCCTCAATACGACAGAATATTGCAAGGTGACTACGTAATATTGCAGCCAACCACGATCCCCTTCGACGATACGCCGGGGCCTGGACAGTTCACATACCAAGTCACTGATACCAACAATCTCGGCGTCGGTGGCGTCTACATTTCAGTAGAGGAGAGCAAGTGATGGCAGAGAAAACGCGCGCCACTCTGGTGCAGAACCCGGCCGGGCAAGTCGTCGCCGTTCGCATCGGCGATGCAGAGATCCCGGTGATGCATGCCGGCCCCGTCGTCGGCCCCGGCCAGACCAACCTCGTGATGACGCTCGCCAACGTCGAGTTCGACTACGCCCAGGCTGAGCCGGACGCCCCCGCCGCCTGATCCGGTGCGGCCCGTCTGAGGCCGCCCGCTTCCTCCCAGCCCCTCCCCCCCCCCCCCCGAGGCGCGATCCCAACATGGCTGACCCTGCAAACTCCGTTGCGGTGGCGACGGGGTCTCTCGTCGTGACCGGAACGCTGACGCAATTCGTTGCGGCGGAGGGTGATCTGTTCCTCGCGGGCGGCGCCGTGGCTCAGATCGCTCGCCGCGATGGGCCCGGCAAGCTCACGCTGGCGGCCCCCTGGGCCGGTCCGCCGGTATCGGGGGCTGTCGCCTGGAGCATCCTCTCGCTCGGGCCCTACTGGCGCTCGACCATCGCCGTCAGCAAGGCCATCGTCGACCTGATCGGCCGCTGGGACGTGGCTTCCCCCTTCAAGTTCGACGCCTACGGGACGCTCGATCAGCGAGACAGCTACAACGATCAGCCCAAGGGGTTCATCTTTCTCGCCCTCGATGGCGTCCGCGCGCGCCTGTACGTCAAGCTGGCGAATACCAATTCAGCTGCCGATTGGTCGAACGGGATCCCGCTCGGCGCCGGAAGTCAGGTCGACTACGAGGTGTCGCTCGACCAGGAGCGCGATGCACGGATCTCGTCCGACACCTCAATCCGCGCGCTCGTCAGCACCGCACAGGACGATATCGACACCGAGAAGGAACGCGCTCGTCAAGCAGAGACCGTCCTAGATCTCGCTATCAATGTCCTCGAAAGTTATGTTGCCGTCTCTGAAACGGCCGAACAAGGCTATGCGATTGTCGATGGATCGGGCCGCCGGCTGTTTCAAGTCAGCGCCAAATCCCGGTCGGTACGCAGCCCGATCGGCGAGACGCATCTCGTCGATCATCCGTCTCACGACGTTGTCGTCACAGACCGGAAAGGCGGTCGGCTGTTCGATCGAGAGCCCGTCCTTCATCACTTGAACGGCGGCGGCTTCGCCCTCACCGACGTTCTCGGGAACATCATCCTCAAGGCAACCGCGACGGAGCTGCGTCACCCCCGTTTCGATGAGCTGTATGGAAACGTCCCGGCCCATCGCAACTTCCGTCCGGCCGTCCTCAGAAACTGGCGGCGGATGGTGGCCGGGCTACTCCAGGGCACGCCGGGGCGCCTCATCCTCGTCGGAGACAGCACGATCGCGGGGGTCGGCGCAGGCTTTCAAGGCAGCCTGTTCGGGGCGGCCCAAGCCAACATCCCGTCCTGGCTGGGGTACTTTCTCGACAAGGCCGGCATCCCGGTGATGAACGAGTCGTTCTGGGGCGACAACGCTGTCAGTGGCCAGATATCGCCCCTCTCGAACTATGATCCGCGCCTTAACCTCGGAGCCGGATGGAGTGCTGGTGCGGCGGCCGTGGCGGGTGGAATGCTCACGAGCAGCTCCACGACCCCGCTCAGCTTCGCGCCGAGCGTCCCGACCGATACCTACGAGGTCTGGTACAGCACCTTTCCGGGCAATGGCTCCTTCACGATCGACATCGGGGGGGGCGACCCTCACGACCGTAAACGCGAATGCAGCGGCCTCGCTCAAGAGCGTGACGGTCACGACCCCGCGCGGCGCGAACACTCTGAACATCCGCCCGACCAGCACGGCCCCGGTCGGGGTCGTCGGCGTTCTGGCATCGGACTCGACGCGGCCATCCCTCCATATCTGCAATATGGGCTGGGCGGGCGCCACGGCGGCGACTTGGGCGGACACCAGCGCTCCGTGGTCGGCAAGCAACTTCCTTCGCGCGTTTCCCCACGATCTCGCCATCGTCAACCTGTGCATCAACGACTGGAACGGCGGCGCCGGGCTCCCCGTCTTCCGGTCGAACTACGGCAAGATCGTTTCGGCGCTGAAGAGCGTCGGAACGCGGGACCAGATCCTGTGCGGCGGACTGCCGTCCAACCCCGCACAGGCGGGCATCGCGCCGATCGCGGTCCAGGCTCAGTACACGAAGGCCGTGCAGGCCATGGCGGATGGCTACCGCTGCGGCTTCGTCGACTTCACCCGGCGCATGGGGTCCTGGGCTGAGGCGAACGCGATTGGGTGGACCGTCGACGCGCTCCACTACACGTCCGCTGCTTACAGCGACGCCGCTCGCTCTATCGCGAACCCCCTCACCAACCTCTGAAGGAAACGGCCATGCTGCAGCAGACAATCATACCCGGCGTCGACGCGAGCGGGGCCGGATGCGGCCGCCTGATCGTGCCGCCATCGCTCGGCGGGGCGCTCTATGCCGCCTATACGCTCGGGACGGATTTCGATCCCGAACCTCGTCGTGACCAGAGTGGCAACGGGCGACACGCGGCGCTCTTCGGGGCCGGGGTCGATGCGACCGGGATGGATTGCGGGCCGGCCAATCGGCTGATCGTTCCGTTCACCGGGCTCGATCTCATGGCCGGGGTGGGGGCGACCCTGATCAGCATCGCGAAGGTTGCCCCGACCTCAAGACATGCCCTGATCTCGAACTACGCCGGAGCGAATGTCCAGTCGCTCGCGCTCTACGCCTACGAGTCGGATGCCATGGTCATAGCGGCAGAGGCCGACGGCGCTAATCAGGGGACCAACGTCTATGGTATCGGCGCCGTGGACCCAGATCGCGGCAAGTCGTTCTATATGTATGCCGCGACCTATACCCCGATCAACTTCGGGGTTGGGCTCGGCCGCAACAACAGTGTCGGCTTCTATGGCGGAACTCTCAACAAAGGGCCGATCACCGGAGGGGCCGGCTTCTTCTGCATCGGCTACAACCCGGTGCCGAATGACCCCGGCATCGGCCGCCACGCCATCGATCTGTTCTATCGCGGAGCGCTCACCCAAGCCCAGCTGACGCAGGTCTACTCCTGGGCCAAGGCGGAACTCGCGAAAAGCCAGGTGGCGCTGTCATGAACCGGATCGCGCTCACCTCTCTCGCTCTCTGCGCGGCCCTCCTTTCAGGCCCGCTCCCTGCCGCGAGCCAGACGTCTTTTCCACGAACGCAGCCCTCAGAGGCCGCTCAGAAAGCGCTCGACGCCCGCGTCCGGGTGGATGCGGCGCAGACGCTCACAGCCGCGCAGAAGACGCAGGCGCAGTCCAATATCGGGCTGCCGACAGGGGCGTGGACGGCCTACGCTCCGGTCGTCACCCCTGCGTCCGGCACCATTACCACGCCCGGTACGATCCAGGGCTGGTATCAGGTCACGGGGAAGCGGGTTGACGTGAACATCAACGTCAACATCACGACCAACGGCACGGCGTCGGGCTACTTGTTCGTCGGTCTCCCTCTCCCGGCCGCGCGCGCGACGTTCATCCCCGGCGGCGAGCAAAACGTAACCGGCAAGGCGCTCAGGCCGATCGTAGCGGCCGGCGCGTCGACGTTGGTCGTCGTGAACTACGACAACACCTACCCCGGAGTGAACGGCGCTTTGCTGGTGATCTCCGGCAGCTACCAGACCCCTTAGCCCGTCGCGCCCTTTGCCGACGCTGAGCCCGCTCGCTGCGCCACCCGGCCCGAGCCTGAGACGACCCCTTCACATCGGAGAACACCACCATGACCGTCGCTGAAATCCAGCGCGCTCTCTTGGCGCGCGGGTACGACCTCGGGCCCTCAGAAGCGGACGGCGATGCCGGGCCCCGCACCATCGCCGCCGTGACCGCGTTCCAGCGCTCGGCGGGTCTGGTGGCCGATGGCATCGCAGGGCCGAAGACGCAGGCTGCCCTGCAGAAGGCCGACATCAGCGAGCGGCGCGAGGCGCCCGAGAAGCCGGGCTGGCTCGTGCTGGCGGAGGCTCTGAACGGCCTGAAGGAGACCCCGGGCGCCAAGAACAACCCCGAGGTGGTCAAGCTGTTCGCGGATGCGGGCTTCCCCGGCATCAAGACCGACAGCACCGCCTGGTGCGCGGCCTTCGTCAACGCCGTGCTGGAGCGTGCGGGGCACCGCGGCTCGCGTAGCCTCGCGGCCCGGTCGTTCGAGGGTTGGGGCGTCGGGCTGCCGGCGCCCGCCCTCGGCGCCATCGCCACGAAGAAGCGGGGCAACTCGTCTTGGCAGGGGCACACCGGCCTCGTGGTCGGCGCCAACAAGGACCAGGTGTTCCTGCTCGGCGGCAATCAGAGCGACGCGGTCAACGTGTCGGCGTTCAAGCGCTCGGAGATCGTCGCCTATCGCTGGCCGGCCGAGGTGCCGCTGCCGGCGCCGCACACGCTGCCGACGACGATCGCCGGGGCGCGCTCGGGCGTGAGCGAGGCATGAGCAAAACGGGGCGGCGGAAGGAAATGGTCGACCGCTGGCCAGACAAGGTCAGCGCAGCGGTCTTATCCGCTGGCCAGACAGGATCGGCGCAGAGGTAGTACCTCATCCGCTATCTCCCCGAGGCGCTCAACAACCTACCGCGCTTCTGACGGACTTGTGATCCCGAGCCGGCCGGGCCCGCCGCGCATCCCCACCATCAGGACCATCACCATGATCCGTGCGCTTCTGCTCGCGGCGCTGGCGCTCGCCTGTGTCGCGTCTCCCGCCTTCGCAGCCGAGGTCGCCACCATCGGCGACAAGGCCGTGATCCTGCCCTGGGGCGATTGGCTCGTCGCGCTGGCGGTGTCCCTGCGCGAGCCGATCCTGACCATCCTCCTGCCGATCATCGCCGCCTACGTCATCCAGGCCATCCGCAAGGTCTACCCGTGGGCGGCCCTGTTCCTGTCGCAGCGCCGGGTCGAGATGATGCTCGAGGCGGCCGTCGGCTTTGGCCTCAACGCGGTGAACGGCGCGGCCAAGGGCAAGACGCTCTCGGTCAACGTCGCGGTGCCCGTCATCGCCAAGAGCACGCAGTACGTCATCGACACGGCCCCGCCCGCGGTCATCAAGGCGGCTGGCGGCGCCGACGGCATCGCAGCCCGTATCTTCCGGAAGCTCGACCTCGACGACCACGCCAGCGAGGCGGCCGTGCTCGTTCCGGCGCAGGAGCAGATCGCCGCCGGCACGGTGGACGCCGACGAGCTGCGCCACATGGACGAGATGACCCGACGATAAGCAGGAGGGGCGCATGCCCGGTTCGAACGGCGCCGCGCGCCGCCCGCTCCTGCCGATGCACTCGGCCGGGCCCTACAGCACTTATCGCCTGTTCGAATGGTGCATGGCGACGATGATGGTGCTCATCGCTTTCACCCTCGCCATGCCCGGCGACACCATGGAGCGCAACGCGCTGAAGCCGATCGCCGAGATGGGGTTCAGCGAGGCCAACATGGCGCTGATCTTCGGCTGCGCCGGCAGCGTGCGCGTCATGGCGCTCTTCCTGAACGGCTACATCAACAACGTCCGCGTCGGGCCTAAGGGCGCATACGCGCGGGCGGTCGGCGCGGGCGTTGGCTGCCTCATCATGGGCCAGTTCGCGATGGCCTTGATCTATGATGCCTTCAATGTGGCACACGCACCGAGCTTCGTCATCCCGGTGTTCGGGACGCTGGCCGGGTTTGAGGCCATTTCCGTCTACATCGCCGTGCTGGACGGCGTGTCGCGCAAGAGCCGGATCGGGAAGGCTCTGGCGGCACTCGAGGAGGTCAGGGGCTGATGGATTGGCTGACCTTCCTCAAAGACGTGATCGCGACCCAGCAGTTTCTCCAGATCTTCGTCGGCGGCTGCACCATGATGCTGATCGGCTGGATGGTGACACGGGCGAAAGGCGATCGCGACCACCTGCCACCGCCGGCTCCTGTCGGCATAGCCGACGTGCCGGCGCCCTTTCTCCAGGGGCCGCGCGAGGCGGTCGACCTGATGCGCGAGCTGCGCGACCTCGCCCGCCGCCAGACCGAGGACACCGGCAGGATGGCAGAATGCCTTCGCATCATCCGAGAGGAGACGAAGCGGCAGACCGAGATCCTTGGGCTGATCGAGCGCGAGCAGGCGATCGAGAACAGGGCGCATCACGAGCGGGAACGGTGATGCCGCCCTGCTTCATCGCCATCACCCTGGCCGGCCTACTCGCGAGCGGGAAGCCGGCCAAGGACGCCTCCACGGTATCGCGCGCCTTCCACCATCTGCCGGTCGCCAGCTGCGTAAGGCGTGGGATCGCCCTACGCAAGGCATCCACGCCGATGTTGGCCAAAGTGTCCTCGCTTCCCGCGGTCCGTACGAGCGCCAGTCCCATCTCAATCCGCCCGTTTTGTGGCCAACGGGCAAATCGGGATAATCGAATTTCGGCTTGCATCAGCAAATTTCAGGCAATTATAATGGTATGATCTGAGATGCCCAGCGCAGGCGAACTTATCTTCGCCAAGATCTGAAAATAATTTATTGGTATCGGTGTATACATCAACGGCTTGAGGACGCGTGGGCGCTATGGAAAAGGACGATGCAAATCTAGTCTTCAAGACTGGTCACCGCAACTTCATCGGTGGCAACGATGCATTGTGGGCTGCCATCGGCGAACTTCAGGCCAATTTTCTGATAAAGGCGGGCCTTGAGCCACATCACCACTTCCTGGACGTCGCCTGCGGCTCGCTACGAGCCGGCATTCACCTAATTCCTTACCTCGACGCGGGCCGATACTTCGGCGTGGATCAGCATATCGAGCTGATCATCATAGGAGTTGGCGAGGAACTTGGCATGGACGCTTTCCGAAGCAAGAAGCCGAAGTTCCTGGTTTCCCGCTCATTCGAGTTCGAAAGGTTCGGCACGACTTTCAATTGGGGAATTGCCCAGTCGCTGTTCACCCACATCACCGCGGACGAGATTCGTCTTTGCTTGACAAAGCTGCACACCCACGCTGCTGAAGGGATGCGGTTCTTCGCAACGTTCCACGAAGTCGAGACGAGTGTCGCCAATCCGGAAGCGTCGCACTCCCACGACTACTTTGCCTACACACGCGCGGAGATGGAAGCGTTCGGCCGAGACGCTGGATGGACACCGCGCTATATCGGCGAGTGGGGACACCCCCGCCAGCAGAAGATTATCGAGTACAGTTTGGCCTGAGCATTTCTCTGAGCCTGCTTCATAAGGCTTGTGCCAGCCGCCTAAGGATGATGGCGAGGGCGAAGCAAGCGAGGGCTGGAGCGCGTGACCCAGACGATCAAGTTTCCGGATGGGGCGGCCACATTGCCGCTTGAGACATCGCCCTCTGAAAATGCGACCGCACGGGGCGCGAACGTCACCAGCAAACGATCTGGGAGCATCGATGGTCGGCAAGGTTCCATCGAGGGAAATCGCCGGTCTGTAGGCGGTTCACGGTAATACGATACCACGAGCAAGCCGCACGGTCCGGATGAGGTGCGGCGGTCGAATAGGATGGTTCATGCCAAGCCCCGCCCGGCTCAGCCGCGGCGGGTTTGTCATGAGCGCTCTCGCCCAGCGTCGGTCCGCGAACCCAACGCAATGGATAACGAGACTGACTCGCGTTAGCCCTTGACTGTAAATTCCTCGCACGCTGTAGAGCTAAAGCCGCCTGCGCTCAGGTCTCGGGCATTCCGGACATGCTCGCGGTATCGAGGTTCGACGTGGCTAAATTCTACCTTACTGCGCTTGCAGGTCTAGCTGCATGCGCCGTTGCAAGCAACGCCGGTGCTTAGACGGCAGGGGATTGGGTTCTGGCTCGCTATAAGGGCGGGGAACATTGGTATCCCGGCATCTTGAAGAGCACCAACGGCGATCGAGTTACTGTTGCGTACGACGATGGCGACCGGGAAACGTTGAGCCTGAGCCAAGTTCGTCCCTATGACTGGGCGATCGGCGGCCGGGTCGAGTGCAACTACCAAGGCGGTGGGAAGTGGTACCCGGGCAAGATCGCGTCGCTCTCGGGCGGCAGCATTGGCATCAAATACGATGACGGGGACAGCGAGCGCACGAACACGGGCCGCTGCCGCTCGCAGTAACTGCGGGTGCAAAGAACCCCGCCCGGCTCAGCCGCGGCGGGGTTTTTCGTGCGTAGGAGCCTCTGGAATGGGTTATGCGGACGCGCTGAGTAAAGTGCGGCGCATTTCATCGACCAGAGGCATGCATCCTCGGGCAGGGGTGCCGCTCAAGCTCAACCGGGCGGACACATTGGCTCGTGGTAGATTGGATCGAGCCAATCCGACAGGTCGAGGCCGGTGGATGATGCTGTTGCTTCGATATCTGCTCGATAAATCCGATCGAGATATTGCCGAGTTTCTGCCGCAATAACCCCCACATCGGATGTATCCACAGGTACAATATAACGCGTCTCCGGAACCAAAAGGTGCGGTACGCCAAGGAAATCTTCGATCTGAGATAATGTTGATGCAGGATGCTTCCAGAGATGATCAGTCCTGAACACCATTACCTGTTCTCTTGGAAAAATGTCAAAAGTCTTCGCAAGTTGTCCGGAATAAAATCCTCGCTCTACATATGAAAAATGACGATGGACACTACCTTGAGAAATTCTTACGCGTTCGCGCCCAACTTCGCTTATAGCTTCGGCGAAACTAAGATTTTCAAATCCCCATTTCGTTATCATACGCCATTGTGCGAAGGCTCGGAAAGTGGGATGGCGCAGCGCAACAATGATCCGAGCGTCCGGGTTATATGCTTGTAAGCGTTCGAGTGCATTAGGCCAGTAAATCGAGATCGGAGTTGCTTCGCCACGAACTAGCGCCGACTCATCTCGCCAGTCAAATGCCTCGTGTAGACGTGTATAGTCTGGCTGCAGCCAGTCGATGTCTTCATCGTCGAAAAAATGCAGTTCCTTGATGCGAGCCATCTGAATGGATGGATGCGCCCGCAGGATTTGGTCAAGCGCGGTAGTACCGCCTTTCTGCACGCCAACAATGAAAAAACTCAACAATTGCGACGATGCATATGAGGCTGCGTCTCTAATTATGTTTGTCACACTTACTTTTCCTACTTGGTGAGCACCGGAGGTCTCGCTACGATGGACCGGCAAGCATTTGGCGCCGCCGGCTCGTTGCTTCTCTTGTTGTTTATTTCTGTGCGCACGATCACGAAAGATAAGGCGTGCACTTCAACTCCTTGCCTCGTGGCAATCAAATCATTCGACCACCGCGAGCATCCGCTTCCGCACCTCGGCCATGCGGGTGTCGTCGCTGGCGCCTGTCATCATGGCTTCGCGCCCGACGGCTTCGTAGATCTCCCGCACGATCGCCTCGTCCAGGCCGAGGCCTTGCGCGAAACGGAGCAGACCGCGCAGCTCGGCGGCGGAGCGTTCGTCGTTGGTCATTGCTGGTCCTGACCTTCTGCCGCAAACCGCAGGGCCAGAAACGCAGCGCCGTCCTCTCGATCGTGATGCCGACCCACGAGGTGGCCGTCGGCATCCTCCAGAACCCAGAGCCCCGGGTGCTCGGCATCCACGGAAACGTGGCCTGCCACGTTCTCGCCGACCCGTACGATGAACCGGCCGTTGGCGCTCTCTTCGATGGTGTAGTCCAAGGGGAACATCAAGCCTTCCGCGCCCGACCAACAAACTCCCAGATCGGCATGCCAACTGGGGTGCCCGGAACGCCGCGATAGCCGATCAGGTTGCCGAATGAAGTCCGGCACGCCTCAATGCCGATCGCCTCGCATCTGCTGACCCTACCGAGCCCCGCCGGCACCCGACGCGTGGGGGGGTCTTGTTTGGCCTACCGGACCGCGATCTAGCGCCCGCCGACGACGATCTTGGCCGGCTCGGTCGGGTGATGCTCGACGATTCGATTAATCCCAAATGGCTGCAGCCGGTCCCATGCCGCATCACTTCCCAACATCAGGGCTCGGGCGAGAAGGTCGGCCATCTCCTACCACCGTTGCGGATGCCCGTGGCGCTGTCGTTGTTGTTCTCGATGATGGTGCGCATGCCAGCGCTTCTATCAAGGCCGCCGGCGCTGGGTCATGGGCGGCCCTGTCGCGGTCTTGGGTCAAACCCGCTCTCGTCCCGCATCCGGCGATAGTGATCGGCATGTCCCGGATTACTCGCGCGCCGCTTACGGCGAAAGGCGAATGAGCGGCGCAGAACAGCGGCGGGCTATGAGGCGCTACTCAAGTCCTAGAGCAAAAATTGCGATGCCGAGAGCAGCGAGCCCACTCCACATGAAGCTGGCGCGAGGATGATCTGGCGCAATCATCATAGCGGTCAAGGCCAGGCTGATCAGCAGCAGCATCTCGACCATACCGCACCTCCTGAGGCTACATATAGCGCATGCAGGTAATATATCTCAGAATTATATCCCGAATATGAATCCGAAAAAAGGCACTCAGGTGTTGATCGGAGCGCCTTAAGTTGGTCCCCTGGTCTCAGATCAGGAACTAGACTGTTTGTAGCACTCCCTTTGGCTCGGAGGCTGTGCCGCGACGGCCACACGGCGCTCGGGCGCGCTGTCTTGATTTTGTCATGTTGCCTGCACAGCGAGCTTATCTCTCCGGATCTCGATGCGCGCACGCACAAAACGACCAAATGGCGTTTCCTGAGAATGCCGCAGTCGGCGGAACCGCCGCAACACCGCGTCGTAAGCAACTAAGCGCTGCTGTGGCTCGAGATAGGCTGTTTCCAGCTCGTCGAGTGATGCTTCAAGGCGAGCCGAGACCGTGCTGTCCGTCAAACGGGAGAGATGATCGAATTCTTGGAGGCAGCGGCTCACAGGGGGCATTGGCATGTCGCAGGCTGCTCGCATTCGTTGCGAGCCACCTCCTTTAAATTGCGGAATAGCTAGGCGGGGAGCGGAGGCGTTCAGCTGCACGGCATCAGGTCTTCATCGTCCAGCCGAAGGGACCAAACCAAGGCGCCCTGATCATCCGTGAGCCAAGCCAGATTGGTTTCCTCGGTAACGAGAAAGTCGCCGTCAGCTAGCGCAACAGCCACAGCAGCGTAGGCGCTCGATGCTGTGATCGTCTGGCCGGACGTGACGTGGTCGGTGACGAGCCCATTAGGCTCACGCCACCCGCGATGTAGCCGGTACGTTCCCATTTCGTGTTATCTTTGTGTCTGGCGCATGCACCTCTCAGACTCTTCTTAGCTGACGTCCGATGGCTGCCAAAGCGCTAGGCGCCATGGCCGCTTCACGCCTTCTGCGCCCGTGCCAGCAGGATGGCGGTCCAAATTGTGCCCCGCTTCAACCTCGCGCTTGCGGCAGGATCACGAGCGATCTTCCACGCCCATTCGTGGCTTCTAATAGCCGCCTTAAGGTCAACGGAGTAACCATCAGCAATCAGATATGCACCGATCTCTGGATTGATTAAGTAAGCCTCGACAGCGACCTTTATCTGGTCCGCCGCAACGATCCTGGCCCTACGCAGGGCATCGACGGTCGGCAGATCAGTGTTCATAGCTCGATCGATTTAGAAAGACGGCGCTGAACTCAAGTCGTCCAAACCCGCCGAGTTCCGCTCATATCACAATTTATGTTTATTCCTTTTGCGCCCGCGCGAGTAGGATCGCGGTCCGGAACGCCGCGCGCTTCAGGCCGGGGCTGCTTTCGGGATTGGCGACGACTTGGCTCGCCCAGCCATGCCCGGCGACCGCCGCACCGAGGTCGAGGCGGTAGCCATCGGCGATCGGGTGGGCGTTGGTCTCGGGATCCGCGAGGTACGCATCGACGGCGGCGTTAACCTGCTCGTCGGTGACGGCCTTCGCCTTGAAGAGTTCGCCGACGGTGGGGTTCGGATCAGGCATCCGGAGAACCTATCTCGCGGGACTTCGGGCGGCTACCACACCGCGTGCCGCACTTGCCGTGAGCCCCCTCCCCGGCTACTCAGATCAAGGGTTTCTGTGGGGATTTCTGTAGAGCAATCTGTTGCGGGAACCCGGAAGCAAGTCTAAGTATCTGACCGGAAACGGTTAGGGCCTGTAGCTCAATGGTTAGAGCCGACCGCTCATAACGGTCTGGTTGCAGGTTCGAGTCCTGCCGGGCCCACCAATTTTCTGCTAAGCAGCTGCAAACGCTTAACGTTCGTCGACCATACGGCCTTGCGAAGGGCCGAAATGCATAACAATCTGCATAACATGGACGATGAGAACGTGCCCCTGCCCAACCATGTGATTCGCCGGAACGGCGTCTTTCAGTACGTGCGACGCATTCCGGATGATGTTGCGAGTGCCTTCGCCACTGCCCGGATTCAGCGCTCGTTAAAAACCCGGATCCCGACCGAGGCGAGGTTGCGGGCAGCCCAGATCGACCGGGATGTCGAAGAGCAGTTCACGAAGGCACGCCTGAAGCTTGGCTTCCAAGTGGCGCCTGTAGTGCATGAAGGGTGGACATGGCCGGACTGGGAAAACTTCATCGCCTGGCTCAAGGCGACCTGGATCGACGATGACCTGCAGCTGCGCGCGAAGGCGATGACGGGTCGGCACCTATCCCGCGATGAGGTGCCGAACCGGGCCGTCTGGCTGGACGCGTTCGTGCTCAAGGAGAGGATCGCCCTCAAAAAACGACTTCTCGATATGAGCATCGCTGATTACGGCCGGGAGCGCATCTCATACCTGCAGACCTATGCGAACCGCCTCGGGGTGACGCTATCGATTTGCTCCCCCTATTACGATCAAATCCTACGTGGATGCCTGCAAGCCGAACTCCACGCGCTCGATGTCGTCTTCGATCGTGAGGGCGGCAAACCCGTGAGCCACATCCATCCCGATACGATCGACGGACCTTGGCGCCAGAAGGCAACACAGATCGATATGACCCCAGAAGTGGTCGCATCTATCTCAGCTGTGACCCGTGGCGCCGGCAAATCGCTCGATGAATGCATCGACGAATGGATTCGAGATCGAGAGAGACTCAAGAAAAAAGTTGATGCTCACCTCGTCGCGGACATGCGCGCGACGATCAAGCGGTTCGCGGATCTCACAAAGGTTACGGATGTCGGCTTGGTCGAACGCAAACACGTCATCCGCTTTCGCGATCACCTGACGGACCATGCCGGCTACAAAGTCGCGACCGTCAACAAAAAAACCGGTTTCCTGACCACCATGGTCGCAACGGCGTCCGGTAAAGGTTGGATCCACAATGCGATTGAGGGTGGGATCTACATCGACGTTCCAGAAGATGAGGATAAGCGCGATTCCTATTCACCGGACGAGCTCAGCCGCATCTTCGCTCATCCCATTTTCCGATCCGGTGAGCGATTGGGCCGTGTGAAAGCGTGCGGTGAGCTCCAATTCTGGCTGCCGATTATTTCATGCACCCACGGTTTAATTTCGTCCGAAATCCTTCAGCTTGGACCTGACACAATATGCAAGCATCCCGACGCCGACGTTTTGTGTTTTAGGGTAACGACGGCAGGAGGACGAGCTATCAAAGCTTACTCTCGGGAGCGATATGTGCCGATCCGAAAAGAGCTTCTGTCTCTTGGGTTCCTCGACCATGTAAGAACAGCACAACAGAAGGGCTGGCGCTCGCTGTGGAGTACCGTTGACGAAAAATCAGGAAACATTTCAATCGTCTCGAATTATTTCTCCGCATTCTGGAGCGACTTTTCAAGAAACATCATAGGTATTGAGGGGGATGACAAATCGCTCTATTCATTTAGGCACGCGTTTAAAGACGCCTTAGATTGCGCAAAGACCCCACTAGAGATAAAACAAGCATTACTCGGTCACTCAGATCCAGGAACAACAGGCCGATATGGTGCTAAGCGTCGACCTAAACCAGTCGACATAAAGCTTCTGAGTCGAACAATCCAAAAACTCGAATGGGCGTTTCTCCCAATGGTGCTCAGTCGCTCGTCGGGTCAGTAGCCAGGATTCTGACCGGGCAACCGACGCCTCGCAAACCACTGATTTCGCGGGGTAATCCATGTCGCGTCTGAGGAAGACGTACAAGGATGTGCGACAACTCACAAGGTTCGCCCCGCCTTCCAATCGGGTGTCGATCTGGGACGCTCGCCGCCTCGAGCCGCATCGGCTCAGTGACCCGGCCTCGTCACGCGTGCACTCATGGCGCGTTTACTCGCAGGTTCGGCTTGTAGGCTATAGCGAAGAGATGCCGACAATTTTAGACAACTTGCGCAGGAATTTCTCAGGAGCGACTGCTATAGCGAAGCGGCAGTCAAGTGCTGCCCTCTTCCAAACTTCATGAGATGCCGATGCCGCAACCGCCTCTTCGTGATCTTTCCCGCGCTCTGTTCCGCGACATGCTGATCATCAATACGCAAATCTATCCCAACATCAAAGAGGGAGAGCGGACCTGGGCTGAGCGCCTGGGCTGCGTCTCCCCGAACTACAACGTCATCGCAGCAACGCCCGACAGCGACTTTGCGGCGTTCGGGGCAGACTGGACAGCGGAGGACGCGCAGCAGCTCCGCACGCGCGGAGCGGTTCTCCTGCGGCCCCGTACGCAGGGACAGGCCTGAGGCGCGCATGGCCAAGTCCGCAACCCCGATCGTTCCGGTGCTCGTCCATAGGAGCTACGTCCTCGTCGACCCGACGCGTCATCCGGAACCGCAACTGACGGGCATCCAATGGGCTCGCAGAGAGAAAGTGGTCGATCCGACGATCCTCGGCGTCTCGGATCCAACACCGCTCTGGTTCGTCGAAGCCGGCTTGGCGATTCCTTCGGCGGATGCGCTCGCTGCCTTCGCCCGTCATGGCATCCTGCTGCTGCAGCAGGCCCCAGTCGGTATGATGCCCTATCGGGTGCGGGCTTGGGCCGACATTGCCGTGGATGCTGCCATAGCGACCGCCGAGCAAAATTATGACGGTCAAGCTGAAGATGCGCGTGTGTCGTCGAAGGCTGAGCGGGATCGGATTCGAGCAGCCGCGGTGCTGACCTCCCTCGATGGCTTGACGCCCGATGTTCGCTCGAACGCGTTCGTCGAGGCGTTTGGCAGATCACCGGCGGGAAGGACCAGCCTCATTCCGTTCACGCAGCTTCAGCAGGATCACCCCGACCTGCTTGCCGAAGCGCTTGATCGAAGCTGGACCGACAGACGCACCAAGCTTGAGCGCAGCGCGGCCATTGAGGCACCGATGAGGGATATCCGTCCTTCGCAGCATCCCGCTCAAGTTGACCGATGGCCTATTCTACGCAGTATTTGGTCCCGCCTCTTGCAATACGTTCCACGGCGCTGAGCAGGTGTCACAGCCTCAAGGTCCCTCTCGTCTGAAGGTCTGACGTGGCGATCAGGTTGCGAAGATCCTCAATCTGAAGGTATGTCACGGTGGTCTGGTTGATTCTGGGGTTTCTGCTCCTCGTCGCGGTTTGCATGATCGGTTACCCTTTGGCCTGCCTGGTCGAGCACGGAACCGATCTGCGGCTATGGCCGAGCGTCGCCGAGGTGCCGACGTCCTTCCTCCATAAGGGTCTGACTACCTACGGCGTCCATTTCGTCGACACATACCGGGCGATGTTCGCCGGCCGAGCGCCGGCCTTGGCCGGCGGCGGATTCGTACAGGCCCTTGTCATCACCCTCGTCGGCGGAGCTACAGCCGGATGGTTCGGCACGCCGAAGCTGAAGGGGCTGCAGCGCGATCCAAACGAGACCTACGGGGGCGCTCGCTGGACGACAGTGTCGGAGCGCGCTCGGATGCGTGCAGGCCTGGAGATCGGCACCGACCCGGTGACGGGACGCACCATCCGCTTCGCCGTCAAGGGCAACCTCCTTTCGATCGCCCCGCCACGGACCGGCAAGACCAGCGGCCTGCTGATCCCGAACCTGCTCGCGCCCGAGAAGACGGCGTGGTTCGGTCCGGTGGTGGTGATCGACCCGAAGGGCGAGGCCTATACCGCGACGGCCCGTCGCCGACGCGACCTCGAACGAAGGGTGTTCTGCCTCGATCCGAAGGGCCTCGTCGGTGGGACCGATACCTGGAACCCGCTCCTGACCTTCGACCCCGACGACATCCTCTACCTGCAGCGTCTCGCACGGGCCTTGCTGCCGTCCTCGGTGAGTGACAACGGCCAGTACTTCGTCGACCGCGCCGCCGACGTCATCGTGGCGGGATTCCTCGCCGCGCGGCAGGAAGGCGAGCCGAGCGCGCGGCGCGTCTCCCAGTATCTCGCCGACCTCGACCTGTTCGCGAAGGCGCTGAAGCCCGTGCTCGCCGACCCGGCCCGCAAGGTGGCCGTACTGCTCGACGCGGACCCGAAGACGCGCGACCCGATCCTCTCGACCGCGGCGCAAGCCTTCCAGTGGTGCGACGACCCGCGCCTACAGCGCATGACCGCGACCAGTACCATCGACCTGCGCGCCGTGTGCCGCGGCGAGGCCGATCTGTTCATCACCTTGCCGACCGAGGACATGAACGGTCTCGCCCCGCTGATCCGATGGCTCTTGACCGAGCTGTTCACCAGCGTGCGGCGCAACCGTCCGAGAGAGAGACTGTTGGTGTTCATCGACGAGGCGCGGGTACTCGGCCGCTTCCAGGAAATCGTCGTCGCCTCGGGCGAACTGCCCGGCTACAACGCCAGCCTGTGGACCTTCTGGCAGGACAGGTCGCAGCTCATCGGCGTGTACGGTGATGCCGACGCCCGCACGATGATGGCCACTGCCGAGGTGGTGACCCTATCCGACCCGTCCCTCGTCGATCCGGACGAGCGCGAGCACTGGTCGCGGGCGATCGGCGATTACACTTTGCTGGAGGAAAGCCAAACCATCGAGCCGGCCCAGAACGGCAAGCCGGGCCGCACGACGATCGCCAAGACCGCCAAGCCTGCGCGGCTGAAGACCGCAGAGGCCCTCGCTTCCCTGCCGACCACCGACCTCGTCGTGTTTCCCAACAGTCCGGCTCATCCCAAACGCGCCCTGCAGATCCGCAAGACCTGTCACGATGATTCGCGGTTCGACGGGTTGGCGGACGCGATCGCCGTGACGGCCGCCGCTTGAGCGACGCGACGGCCGTTGCTTGCGCTAGGGGCGAAGGGTGATCGCGGTCCGGGTAAAGTCGTTCGTCACCGCGACCTCGCCGTAGCCGCGGCCGTCGAACCACCGGCGCAGATAGCTCTTGCCGTCGCGCAAGAACCACACGAACTCGGCATCCTTCGGCTCTTCGACGCGCAGCGTCTGGCCTCCAGCCAGCGCCCACGTGATGATGTACGGCGTGGTCAGGCGCACCGGCACGGCATCCGCCAGGGTATGGGTCCACATCGACCGCGCCAAGCCGAAGGCCGGTATGACGAGCAGCGCGAGAGCGATCAGGCCCCGGCGGCGATAGCGGGCGTGGCGCAGCAGCCGGCGCGCGGCGCCCGTGAGAGACCTCCGGACGCGGACATGCCGGCGTGGCAGCGCCTGGGCCACCGCGCGTTCGAGCTCGGCGCGGTGGCGGGGGTGAGGGCAGCA